TTTATTTAGTATATTTATAGTTATGGAAGGATGGAGAAAATTTGCTGAGTCTTTGGAACTAACAAAAGAGTTAGAAGAAATTTATTATAATATTAGAAGATTTTTTCAAAAAGAAGGGTGGACACAAAAAGACATTGAAAAACCACCATATTATCATGAAGAATTAATGTTTTTACACAGAAGTATGCAACCATTGATTCGAGAAATAGACCAAACAATTAGAGATTATGGTTTTAATGTTGACGGAGACGAAGTTCATTATTATATTATGGATAAACTTCATTATATAGATGATATAACCCCATTAAGAAAACCAAATGGCAATAACTAGAACAGACATAGAAGGAAACAAAATTATTTGTGAAATAACATCTTCTAATTTAAAAAGAAGTGAGTATGATATTGAAAATAAAACATTAAAAATAACTTTCAACAATGAAATGTTATATGAATATGAAGAAGTCCCCCATTCAATATATTCTCAATTTAGATTATCAGATTCTCAAGGAAAATATTTCAATCAAAACATATCAAAAAAATTCAAATACAAAAAACTTTGAAAATCATATTGATAATGTATTTATTAATATGAAGGAATTTAAAAAAGTTATAAATAGCTTTTATTTACAAGACAAACTTAATCCCGAAGTTTGGGAATTACCCAATGAAAAATATATGGGTGACAAAGACGCCCAATTCTATAAATTAAAACCTGAAATTAGAAAAAAACTTTTACAAGTTGCTGACGTTTTTTTAAAAACAATCGACCAAGACATTTTTATTCAAGACATTATACTAATTGGTTCTTTAACTGGTTATAATTGGTCTGAGTTTTCTGACTTTGACGTTCACTTATTATATGATTTTAATGAGGCTGGTGAAAATAAAGAATTATATGAAGAACTTTTTCACCTAAAAAAAACATTGTTTAACGCATCTCATGACATTAGAATTAAAGGTTATGAAGTTGAGGTTTTTATTCAAGACTCTAACGAAAAAGAGAAAAGTATGGGGTCTTATTCTTTGGTTTCTGATACATGGATTAGAAAACCAGAAAAAGAAAATTTTGAAGTTGATGAGAAAAAAATTAAAGAAAAAGCTCAACAATGGATGGATATAATAGATGGTGTTTTGGAAAACGCAGAAGATGAAGATTTAAAAGACGCCATTGACCTTGTTAAGAAATACAAAGAAAAGTTAAGAAAATACAGAACTTGTGGATTAACAAAAGAAGGTGAGTATTCATATGAAAATTTGGTGTTTAAGTTTTTAAGAAGAACGGGATATATAAAAAAACTTGAAGACTTCAAAAACAAGATTACTGATAAAAAATTATCATTAGAAAACTTAAATATTGAATAATTAGTCAATTTATCTATTAACAATATATTTATTATTGAGTTAAACTATCTTTTTGGATATTTATACTAAAATAACATATAAAGAAAAAACAAAATGGCAGATTTGAAACCACTTGGAAGTGAAAAATTAGAAGGTATGGACAAAATTAGACGTATCTTAGAAATTGCACATTATAATGAAAAACCAAAATCACAACTTAACGAAAACGAAACTTTGAACTATACCATTCAATTAGCTGATGGTTACACTTACGGTATTGTTAAAGAAAAGTTAGGTTATATAATTAAAAAAGGAATTAATGAATCTGTTTTAGATTATTCAGACCCAATTAGACAAAGAAAATATTTTGATTCGTATTCTCAGGCGATGAAAAAGTTGAATCTTCACGCTAAAGAATTAAATCGCATTCATGAGAATGACGAGGAGATTCCTTTAATTGGAGAGCAAACCGCTTCAAAAAAAAAATTCGTTTTAAAAACGCCTAAACCCGCAACGGAACCAACACCTGACGCAGCACCCGCTCCTGCACCTGCACCTGCACCTGCACCTGAAGCGTCACCTGCGCCAGCACCTGAAGAAACTCCTGTACCACCAGCACCTGAAGAAGGTGGTGAACCTATGGGTGATGATATGATGGGCGGAGAACCAATGGGAGGAGAACCTATGGGTGATGAAATGATGGGTGGAGAACCAATGGGTGGAGAACCAATGGGTGGTGAGCCTATGGGTGGTGAGCCTATGGGTGATGAAATGATGGGTGGAGAACCAATGGGCGGAGAACCAATGGGAGGAGAACCAATGGGCGGAGAACCAATGAGCGGAGAGTCTGAAGAAGGCGGAGGATTCAAAACTATTCAAAGACTTACAGGTAAATTATCACAAAAATTAAGAGCATATAACAATCAAGATGAAGACGGATTGGATTCACAGGATATTAAATATGTTATAAACATGGTTTTATCGGCTTTAGATTTAGAAAAGTTGGACGAGGATGATAAAGAAGACATTTTATCTAAATTTGAAGAAATTGATATGTACGGTGATGAAGGTCCTGAAAGTTTAGATTTTAGTGGTGAAGAAGATGTCAATTTTGGTGGTGATGAGTTTGGAGGTGAGGAATTTGGAGCAGAACCAATGGGCGGAGCACCTATGGGTGGTGAAGAACCAACACCACAAGAGCCAACAGAAAATGTTTTTGGAGAATCAAGAGTTGAAAATGTTTTGAAAAAATATTTTGTAGTAACAAAAGAAGAAGCTCCAATTTTAGAAGAAAAAAAACAAAAAGATTATATTAAAAACAAATTAACACAGATAAAAGTAAAACAAGAGTTGCAAAATTTATCAGAAACTAATCGTCAGTTGGAAATAGCAAATAGACTTTTATCTGAAGGGGCACAATTTGTAGGTAAAACAAATTTAGATAATTTAATTTTTAATAAAAAAGGTAAACAAATTAAAATAGACACAAGAGGAAACATTATATGAATTTGATTTATATAAATGAGTTAGGGCCAAACTTTAGAGGAGACAACATCTATGAATTTATTTTTTCAGATGTTGATGACGCATATGGTGAAGATTGGGATATTGAGCCAGCATCTGGACGACCACAACCACCAAAAATTGAATTTATTAAAAAAGTTGGTATTTTAAAAAACTCAGATATAGAATTAGAATTAGTTCAAAATTCAGACTTTTTTTGTGTTTATGATGCCGTTGATGGTGTTATTTCATTAGGATGGGAAAAGTCGGATTCGGATGAAATAATTGTATATAAAAAGAAACGATTAGTTTTTCAATACAAAGAAAGTATTGAAAATGTTGAAAGTAAATTATACGAAAGAGATGTCGTATTAAATTGGGAAAAAAATTTGATGCTAAATGAAACACATGAATTATAAACTTCAAAAATTACTTCATGAAGGTTTTTCTATTAAAACATTAGAAAATCTATCAGAAAAACAACTATCTTCTTTATACCGTAGAATTATGGAGCAAGAAGGGACACTTAATGTTAAAAAAGGTTCCCCCGAAGAAGCTAAAGCTAAATCTACCGGTAAATCATTTGTTACTTATGAAGAAGAACTTGAAGAAGATGACTTCGCATTAAATAGAATGTCCGGAAACGACCCATATGAAACAGGTGATAATTACTCTGGTCCTGGTTCAGATGATGGATTTGGTGATGAATATGACGGAATGTCGATTGAGGGAGAACTTGAAGAAAAGGCGGTTTCTAGACAACAACAAAAAATTATGGGATTGGCTCTTTCTGTTAAAAAAGGAGATACTCCAAAATCCAAAGTTTCTAAAAAAGTTCAAAACATGGCAAAAGAAATGTCTAAAAAAGATTTAGAAGATTTTGCATCCACAAAACACAAAGGTTTACCAAAAAGAGTTGAAGAAGATGAGGTAAAAAAGTTAGAAGAAAGTATTTTATCAATAGTACAAAAACATATACCAACTCACTTTACAAAAGGGGAACTTTTAAGAAATTTTAGAAGTAGAATTTAAAAATGAATGTCACTTTCAAAAGAACAAATATTATTAGAATATGCTAAATGTGTAAATGATACGCCATACGCTCTAAAAACATATTTGCAAACTTACGACAACACACAATCAAAATACGTACCGCTAGAACTATTTAATGACCAAGTCACTTTGGTAAAAGACTACGATACTGCTGAAGAAAATATAGCACTCAAATATCGACAAGCGGGTGTATCAACAGTAACATCCGCATGGGCATCAAAAAGATTAGTTTTTGCAAAAAAATCAAAACCTGAAAAAATTCTAATTATTGCAAACAAACTTGATACTGCTGTTGAGATGGCAAACAAAGTTCGTTCATTTGTTGAACAATGGCCTAACTGGTTGGGTGTTGGATTTTCTTCTGAAAAAAATGCAGCAAGGCATTTTAAATTAACAAATGGTTGTGAAGTTAAGGCGGTTGCAACCTCAAAAGATGCTCTTCGTGGGTATACACCAACTATTCTTATTTTTGATGAGGCTGCATACATTGATGCTGATGAAGATTTTTGGTCAGCGTGTATGGCATCACTTTCAACAGGGGGTAAAGTAATTGTTATTTCAACACCCAACGGGTTTGACCCAATTTACTACTCAATTTATGCTCAGGCGATAAAAGGAATGAATGACTTCAAAATTACTGAGATGTTTTGGTTTAGAGACCCTAGATATTCTAAAGATTTAAAACTAATCAAGTGTGATGATATAATACATTACATGTTAAATAGAGCGGACTATAAGGATGATGAAATTACTATCGATTATTCAAATATAAAAGTATCAAATAGAGATTTTGAGGATATTAAACAAAAAATTGAAGATGGGTATAAGGCATATTCATCGTGGTTTGAATCGATGTCAAAAAAATTAAAATTTGATAAACGTAAAATATCACAAGAATTAGAATGTAACTTTTTAGGGTCAGGGGATAATGTTATTCCTCCTGAAACTATGAAAAAAATAAAAGAAAACCATATTAGAGAACCTGAAAACAAATTTATGGGTGGTGTTCTTTGGCAATGGAAAGAACCGATTGTTGGTCATAGATATATTATGGGAATGGACGTTTCAAGAGGGGACAGTGAAGATTTTACAACTTTTATTATAATTGATTTTGATGAAAGAGAACAAGTCTTAGAATATATAGCAAAAGTTCCACCTGATATTGTAGCGGAAATAGCATATAAGTGGGCGATAATGTATAACGCATTCATTGTAACTGATATTACGGGTGGTATGGGTGTCGCAACTTCCAGAAAACTTCAAGAACTTGGATATAAAAATTTGTATGTTGATGGTGTAAATCCTGCAGACAAATGGAAATGGGACCCAAAACAAGAAGATAAAATACCAGGAATAAATTTTAACTCAAAAAGAGTTTTAATTGTCCAAGCGTTTGAAGAGGCGTTAAGGTTTGGGTTCGCGGTTAGGTCCCAAAGACTTTTTAACGAATTAAATACTTTTGTTTATGTGAACGGAAGACCTGACCACCAAAAAGGTCAACACGACGATTTAATTATGGCGATGGCAATGGCTATTTATGTAGGGGAGTCATCTTTTTCTAAATTGGAAAAAGCAACAGAACAAGCAAAAGCAATGATAGAATCTTGGACAACAGACAAAACTATGTTCAAAGATTCTTCACAAAATTTCAATCCTTCAATTCCGGTTCAAAATGATATGTATAATAATAGACCATATACTGGACCAACTAAAAGTGACTATGAAAATTATTCTTGGTTATTTGGAGGAAGAAGAGTTTAGAATATTATAAAATGAACTATTTTAAAAAATAAAATGTCAGAAGAAAAATATACAGTTTGGCAAAGATTAGGTAGAGTTTTTGGACCTAATTCAACAATTGACCAACAATCACCGGTTTTTAAATTCGATAAAAAAGAATTATTAAAAACACCAAACAAACAAGAATTTGAAAAAGAAAAACTTCAAGCTCAGCAGACCATGTATATTGGTCAGCAATGGCAAAAAGTAGAAAGTAATCTTTATCAACAGGCGGTTTATTATGAACCAACAAGAATGGCATCATATTATGATTATGAATCCATGGAATATACTCCCGAAATTTCAGCAGCATTAGACATTTATGCTGAAGAGTCGACAACACCTGATAAAGACGGGCACATTTTACAAATTTATTCTGAATCAAAAAGAATTAAATCAGTTTTGACCGATTTATTTAATAACAAATTGGATATTAATACAAACTTACCAATGTGGATTAGAAACACTTGTAAGTTTGGTGATAATTTTGTTTATTTAAAATTAGACCCTGAAAGAGGAGTTGTAGGTTGTCAACAATTACCTAATATCCAAATAGAAAGATTAGAAAAAGGAATGAAATTCCAACCTGAAAAATATTCAGCAGAAATTGAAAATGACGCTCTTAAATTCACATGGAAAGAAAAAAACATGGAATTTAACACATGGGAGATAGGTCACTTTAGAATATTAGGCGATGATAGAAAATTACCATATGGTACATCAATGTTAGAAAAAGCTCGTCGTATTTGGAAACAATTACTTTTATCCGAAGATGCGATGTTAATTTACCGAGTGTCAAGAGCACCTGAAAGACGGGTTTTTAAAGTATTTGTTGGTAATATGGATGACAAAGATGTTGATGCTTACGTACAAAGAGTTGCTAATAAATTCAAAAGAGACCAAATTGTAGACCATAAAACAGGAAATGTTGACATGAGATACAATCAAATGGCAGTTGACCAAGATTATTTTATCCCTGTTAGAGACCCT